AGGTCTCTATGATAAAAGAGGTGTCGCCCGAGACTCTAAACTAGATGAGTCTTTAATTGGAGATGCAACAACAGGACAACTTGAAGCAATTGTTGCTGACAATGATTTAAGTAAAGACCAAATGCAAATGGTTATTGATGAAATCTCTCAAAGGAAAGCACTATCTTTGGAACCTGCTTCCGAACCTTCAGGGGGTCAAGATATTTCTGAGGGAACTACTGAAGTTGCAGAAGGTAATAAAAAACAAACAACAGCAAATCTCGTTGCAACTAATGTGTCCGACAATTCATCTAATTCAAGTATAACGAACATAATGAATTCACCAGCAACAACTAGGAATGATGATTCCACTGCAAGTCGAGCTGGAGTTAACGGAAGGTTTACTTACTAGTCGTCTAGGTTAAACTTCTTTCTATCGTATTTTGTTTTATCTTTCTGCACTTGAGTAAGTGCGTGAGGTGGTGTAGTTTTTCTAACTTTGGTATCTATGGTCTTTTTCTTTTCGCCAAAGATTTTCTCCCAGTTAGAGGCGTAATCGTCTTCGTTAGAGTTTCTCCTTTGAGAACCCTTTCCACCATGCCATTGTTTCATTATTAGTATAACCCATTTCTAGAACGACCCATCCCCTGTTTCTCTCTCTTGATTGCATCAAGTTTGTTTCTACGAGTTTGTGCCTGATTTTTTTTATGTTTTTTTGCGTTAGGTTTTTCGAAGTGTTGTCTATCACGAACTTCTTGAACTATACCTGCATTGTCACACGCTTTCTTAAAACGTCTTAATAACTGGTCGAAACCTTCTGACTGTTTCGATTTAGCATTATATTTTGGTGTAACATTTGGCATTTAAAGTCCTATCCTATCGATATTAAAAAAGTGTACAGTCACCCCACGCCTTACAGCATCCCGTTCTGCACCAATGAATCCGCTTTTTATGCTATTCATTTTACCCTTACTGAGTACCCCCATTATTGTTTTCACAATCCACGGTCTCAGTGAATGCATAGACTCTTTCAAATTATTCATAATATAAAACCTATGCACCCCAGTCGAAGTTAGTCTTGAGCTAACTTCTTAAAGTAATCCATTGCATCATCTTCATCGGCACTTGTACCTGCTGAGACTTCTGCACTTTCAATTACTGGTTCACTTGCTGTTGAAGCAGTGTTCACATTAGACCAAGGAACTTCTTCCATGTCTTCTGCAACTGATTCAGCAGTAGAGGTTGACCCAACAGTTCCGAGAACTCTTTCAAGTTTCTCTTTGAGTTCTTCATAAGTCTTGAACTCATCGGGTGCGATAACGGAACTTAAAGAATGCACTTGACTAAACACTGAGTTAATCATTGCTTCGTCACCTAATGGTGCAGTTGCATCGAATTCAGATTTGTCATAATTCCAGTAACCATCAACCTTACGGATTTTGATTTTGAAATTAGCACCTTCATCTCTTAAGTCAAAAGGATTAATTGCTTTCTCATCTTCAAATGCAGGTGAGATTGCCTCCTTAAGTGCTTCAAAGATTTTCTTACCGTATCTATATTTAAATACTTTGCCTTCGTTATCAGGATTTTTAGGGTCTGAAATAACATAGACATTAGAAACATAGTGAAGTCTTCGCTTCTGTTTCCTTGCAATCTCTTTGTTTGCTTCAATTCCCGTATTCCATAATGAAGTATTATATTCACTTACAGGGTCTTTTTTATTGAGGGTAGTCAAAGACTTCTCAATATACCATCCACCTGGCCCTTGAAAACCGTGGTCGAAGTAAGATACCCATGGCATCTCTTCACCTTCGGGGGTAGGTAAAAAACGAACCACTGCATAACCATTACCAGTTTTATCTAGTTCGGGTTTCCACATTGTGTCGTCATTAAAGGATTTATTTTTTCCACCGTCTGTCGGTGAAGCAGTTTCCATCGCTGCTCTTAGTTTATCTAAACTACTACTCATTGTATTCTCCTATTGTATTACAATTATATCGCATTATATCAAAGATTTTAGACCTAGACCTAAAACCCATTCCTCACTATTTTCATAATAAGACAATTCATTATACTTGATTTCATCCTCTTTGTCTAGAGGGTTTTTCCAGTATACTGAACCTTTTCCATAGAACCATTCTAATAGTGCTATGAACTGAGAACGCTGAACTTGTAGAACTGCATCCTCGGTTGTATATTTAGTCGGATAGTTTACACTACCTTCATAAATATTTGAAGGTTCCCCTTCAAATTCTAATCCATCGAACCCGATTAAGTTAATTCTCTCTATACCTAAATGCATTGCATATCCTAATGCAGACATCCCAGTCATTAAATTTCTTAAGTTAGGTTCGTTGTATGTTGTTATTAAATGAGGATTCTTCAATCCTAAAAAATCTGTGCTACTATCATCTCCTTGGATGATAAAGTGTGAGTCTTCTTCCTTCACACTTATAATTGGATTGTTAAAGTCGGGTGTAAACATATCCAACATTTCAATTGGTAGTGGGTCGATATCTGCGAATGCAACTCCGTTCCCATTATAGTATCCCGATTCAACTATCTCTTTTTGTACTGGCATATCTACTGCGAATACTATATCACATTTATCTGTATCTCTGTAGATTGCATTACAACCCCAAACTTCGTGGGGGATTGTGGAAAGGTCTTCACCCAATCTACTTGGGCCGTTTCCTACGATTGTTACTTCTGACATAATTCTATTAATGCTGTTCTATATGATTGGTAGTCATATGATAAAAAAGTTTTGTATTTGTACATTGTTCTTTTGATATTTGGGTAAACAATGTTTTCTTGTATCGCTTCCCAGTCTGTTTTTGTGAATTCTATAATCTCATCCATGATACATAGAGTTTCTAGTGAGACCTTTTTTGCAAGGTAAGACTTAAGAAGGATAGGGTGTTGTCCACCCCTTACCTCTAACACCTTGTTAATTGTCTTTTTACGCATTAGGTCTGAAACCTCGGTTTTGAACATATAAGATAACTTCTGATTTCTTTTTTTCCACTCTTTATATCTTTTTTCACATTCATCATCTAACAAATCACCTGCCCAAAAATCTTTGTATGACAAATTTGCAATATAGAAATCTTGTAAATCCTGTTTGTAAATTTTAAACAACTTACCAAAATGATATTTGTCTTTTCGTTTAAGAAAAGAGTTTATATCTGATTTAACTTTTCCGTTATACTTAATAAAGTCATAACTGTCAGAATGAAAATGAAGTTTTATACCAAGGTATAAAGTGTATGCATCATATCCATCACGACTTGTCATTTATTTCGCCAATACTAATCCACTAGTTGCAGTCAAGTGTGCTTCTGCTACCTTTTGATTTGTAGGTACAACAAACACTACCTGTTGAAAAATTGCACTAGTAGGATTCTCTAACCCAGTCGCAGCTAATCCCTTCGCAAATCCCATCGTCCCATCTGCTGGGTTTGATAGAATCATTCTTGGGTCTTTTAATTCAACTTGTCCATCTTCCATAGAGACTAGTTTACCAACATACTCTCCGCTAATTGTCACTACCGTGACGACATCATTTTTTTTCATAATATACTCCTATTCGAAAAATCCAGTTATACTTCCTCTTCCCACTTTACCACGATTAACCATATTGAGACCTTGTGCCTCTGCTTCTAGTTTTTCTCGTAGTGGGATACTTATAAATCTTTTTGCGCCTTCAGGTTCTAAATTATTACGTTCACAAACTGTAATAATTGCATCCATGACATCCGACTTTGTTTTAAGTAGAAGTTGTTCTACTTGTTCTGTAAATTCTTTTTTACTAATCATACTATACTCCGTGTAAATTTCTGTATTGGTTTCTTAGACTGTAGAGTTTATCGACATACTCTCTTGGGTCTGCTTCGAACACTTGACAACCACCACCATCGACTCCGACTACTGCAACAATAGATTGAATCTCTTCACCTGTAAGTTCTTCAACCATGATTGCATATGCAGTCATTTGATGGAACCATGGGTCTGCCATGTATTCTTCTTTGTACTTTGCACTGGTTTTAAAATCAATAATACAAAGTTCATTATCCCAAATACCAACACAATCTACTTGTCCTGCCATTTGCAATGAGTCACTCCACATACCTGCTTCTAGAGCGATGGGAATGATATCGTCTAACACTGGTTGGACTGCTTCAAACATAGAAGACTCCATAATGTTATCGAAAAAAATTGGTTCTTCTGCACGGAGATATTGTTCAAACAGTGAATGCATTCTAGTTCCACGTCTTGTTGCACCTGCAGATATTTTGTTTGCGACTTCCTCGCCAACTCGTTCTCTCCATAATTTTATATGGTCTCTAGATAATAGTCCAGTAACAGTTGTAACACTTGGGTACTTTTGACCTTCGGGTGTTTGATAATATCTCTTACCGTCCTCTTGGACACGAGTCATTGTTTCCTGTAGTTGTTCTAAATCACCTAGTCCTATCAAATTATCCATATATCTATTTTACCCTTTTTTTGCCTGTATGTCGAGATGTTTTTTGACAATTCTTTTTGTCGCAGAAGTCTTTGGAGATACACCATTGTATCTCATGTCAACATCTGAGCCTGGATATGCATCACCAATCTTTGATAACACATCTTTAAATCCACCGTCTGTTTTCACACGGTCTCCAACACCACCTGTAATTGCAGGGGCGCCTATAACTTGTTTGAGGGTTGGGTTGTCTTCTTTGAATTGGTCTAGTTTAGTGTAGGACATAAAATATTCCGTAACTTCACCAGTCTCATTATCTAAAAAATCGTATGTTGGCATTAGGCACTCATAAATTGTGGGACGGGTCTATCAGTCCATTTGGCAAAATCTTTCTTGTAGACTGCATAGTATTTATGGTACGCAGTAATAGTTGATTCTGATTTGACATCGTCAGGCATACATTGAGGTGGTTCTGAATAAACACCTAGTGTAATATTGTTCGGTAAATTGTTTAATAATCTTTTGAGTTTTGTTTCGGTCAAATGAATTTTACCATAACGATATGTGTACTCATCACATAATGCAACAAACATATCGTACGCATACTGATACTGAATTGCATTCTCTCTGACCCATCTTGTAGAAGGGTGATTGATATGAGACGCTTTGTATAAGACAGCATCCATAATAAAATTGTCATGTTTCCATCTCTGAATTCTACGACCACTGGATGCATCGGTGTATTGTTCACCGTCTAACATTCTATGTGCAGTTGATAACATCTGAGCATACTCGATAATCATTTTGACAACGTGTTTGTCACAATGTAATTCTGCAGACTTTATAGGGTCTTCATGCAGGTAAAATAAATTCATAATATTTTATTTCCTTTTTGTAAATTCTCCCATGCCCAAAGTGGTTGCAAGTTTGTATAATGCATCGCTTTCTTTTGTTCTTCTAACTTAGAAAAATCAAATGAACTTAATGGTATTATATGGTCTATGTGCCACCCATCTTTTGACCAATTATCCCATGTCATACCTTCCTTGAATTGACCTTTAAGATACTCCATTAGAAAGTCTATTTCACAACCCACTAATTCTAATGAACTAATAGTTTTTCCTGTTAGAGATTTTCTTAACATTTGACCTAATCTAGTTCTTAAATTAAGTTTTATTTTGAAATTTATATCACTATGATATCTTTTCATATTATGGGTATTTATTTTATCTTTATTGTTTGCGTTATATTTTATATCCCATTTTCTTTTTAGTTTTTTAAAATGTTCTGTTTTTCTCATTGGGATTCTCCATGTTTCATGAGCACATTTTTTGCAATAAGATTTTTTATTGTAAAAAACTTTAGGACTAAAAGAAGAAGGAAATTCGTCAAGAACTTTTACTTCACTACACATTCTACATCTTCTCTTCTCTTTTTTTTGAAGTAAA